GCTTCGCACCGGCCTTAACCCAATGATCGTCCGCATTGAGGCGGGGTTGCAGCGAATGGTTACCGGCGACACTACCTTTATCCGCTTTAACACCGATGCGCTCCTTCGCCCGACAACGCTTGAGCGTTATCAGGCACACGCGGTGGCGCTGACCAACGGATGGCTCTCGGCCAATGAGGTGCGCCGACTTGAAGATCAGCCGGCGATTGAAGACGGCGACACCTATCTACGACCACTCAACCTCTCTAGCAACTCCACCGCCGACACTGAGTCCAAGAGCAAGGTTTACGCTACACTAGTGGGGGCCGGGATGGATCCGGCTGAGGCGAAGAGCATTGCGGGGTTAGACTAATGCCATACTCAATCACACAAGAACACCCGGAGTGCGCCGGTTGGGGCGTCGTCAAGGATGAGGATAATCAGTTGATGGGTTGCCATGAAACCGAAGCGGATGCGCAGGCGCAGCTGACCGCGCTCAACATTGTTGAGAGCGAAGAGCGCTCGATCCCGCTAACCGCCAAGATGCGCGAAAGTGCCCAGCGCGGCCTTGGCTACTGGTCTGATGGGCTTGCCGGTGACGGTCTTCAGGAGAGCACGGTCGAAGAGGCTCGAGCGATTGCCCGCGGTGAAATCAGCGAAGATAAGGTCACCCGAATGGGCGCATGGATTGCCCGCCATCGCGTCGATTGGGAGGGTGTTCCACAGAATAGCGACCCCGAAGACGAACGCTTCCCGGGCCCGGGTGCCGTGGCCGCCTATCTCTGGGCGGTTGATCCAACTGATCCAGAAGATGCCGATCGCGTGATTGCGTGGTGCGCAGAGTATGCCGCCAGCGAAGAGGCAGAGCCCGAGGATGAAGACGAAAACGACACTGAAGAGGAGACGAGCGGGGAGCGCAAGGAGACACCGATGACGCAGGAGATTGAACGCCGCACCCTTATCGCCGAGTCGATTGAGCTACGAGAAGACGGCCGAACCTTTACCGGTTACGCGGCCCTTTATGACTCCCCCTCGGCCGGTCTCGGTTTTACCGAGGTGATCAAGCCGGGCGCCTTCAACCGCACGCTTTCACGCGCACAGCGCGGCGAGCAGACGATTGTTGCGCTTTACGGGCACGACGAACTCTCGTTTTTGGGATCAACCAAGTCGGGCGCTCTCCAGCTCAACTCCGACTCGCGCGGCCTGAAGGTCGAGCTCAAGCTTCCAGAGACCCAGCTCGGTAACGACCTCGCGGCACTCTTCCGCGCCGGAGAGGCCACCGCAATGGGGATGTCGTTTGGCTTCTCCGTGCCGTCAAAGAACGGCGAGCGCTGGTCAACAGATGGCACAACCCGCGAACTCACTGAGCTACGCCTCCATGAGGTAAGCTTGCTCTCGGGCGGACAGACACCAGCATATCCAGGAACGATCGGACTTGGCTCCGTTCGGGCCTTAGCCCAGCGCCTTGGAGTTGAGCCGGAGATTGCTCGCGATGCAGTTGACGCGCTCCTTTCGGGCACCCTTGACGAGGTTCGCAGTGCGATCCTGGTCCGCGCGATCGGCGGATCACCGGAGGCCCCTGCGGCCGAACCGGCCCCGGACGCGATTATCGAAGAGGTGTCGACAGTGGTAGAGGTCCCTTCACAGACTGAAACCACTGTTCCAGCCTCAGTACTCGTTGCCCTCGGTGAAGTGAGGATGCGACGAGTCAAATAATCCACGGTCACGCTCGGCAAGCGGCTCAGCTTCGGCTCCCCGTTCGACCCCCGAGACCAAAGCAAATAGCAAAGAAGGAGTCCAAACATGGACAGCGTAATCGCCCTTCGTGCTGATGAGCGTGCCGCCCGTTGGGCCGAGGCTAAGACCCTCGCCGAGACGGCAGCCGCTGAGAAGCGCGAGTTGAACGAGACCGAGAAGGCTCAGTTCGACGCAAGCATGGTGAAGATCGACTCGATCGACGCCGAAATCAAGGAGCTTACGGCACGTGCCGAGGCCGCCTCAGCAGCTGACGAGGCTCGCGCCCGTTTCGCCGCAGTGGTTAAGCCAGTTGCTCCAAAGCCGGCCACGGATGACAATGCCGAGCTCCGACGCATCGCCCGCGAGGGTGGAGTGATCGAGTATCGCGACATCTCGAAGTCGACTTTCACCAACCCAGTCACCGTCGCCGATAAGGTGTACGTCACGGCCGGTCAGGTGAACCCGTTCCTAAACAGTTCAGTCGTTGATCTTATCACTGTCTCGAACGGTAACGCGATTGCGTTCCCGCGCGTGACCGCTCTTGGTACCGCCGCAGGCGTTGCCGAGGCCGGTACAGTCGGTGAGTCTGACGGCACGAACAGCACACTCTCACTAACCCCGGCCAAGTACGCGACTTTGCTCCAGCTCAGCGATGAGCTTGTTCAGGACGCCGCTTGGGATGTCTCGGCCTACGTGGCCGAGAAGGCCGGCGCTGAGATTGCAGTCGCCCATGGTGCCGTTGCGGCTCCTGCGATTGCGGCCGCGGCTACGGTTGGTAAGCAGGGTGCGGCTGTGACCCCAAGCTATGCGGATCTTATCGATCTCGTATACTCGGTCAAGCAGCAGTACCGACGTGCTCCAAAGCGCGGCTTCCTCATGAACGACGCGACTCTCGCGGTGGTCATGAAGTTGGAAGACGATCAGGCCCGACCAATCTTCACCCCTGGTGATCTTGGCCGACCTGACACGCTTCTTGGGTTCCCAGTCTACAGCGCGGCGCTTGCCGACTGTGCCGACGAGGCCCTGAGCATTGTGTTCGGTGACCTGAGCGCAATCAAGACCGCCATCGTTGGTGGGGTTGAGATCGCCTCGAGCGCAGACTATGCGTTCGCAAACGGCCTTGTGACCTTCCGGGTCCAGGTTCGTGGCGTCTCTGGCCTGATCGATCCGAGCGCGGTAAAGAGCTTCAAGGGCGCAAACGTCTAATCCGTTAGACTAAGGCCCGTCTTCCGGGGGTGAGTTTCGGCTCACCCCCGGAGACAGCAACAGAAGGGGGACGTAAATGATTGTCAAGATGTTCATTAAAATCTCAGGCACCAGGAACGGCGAGGAGTGGCCGGAGGCTGGTGGCACAATCGAGCTCCCCGAAAGCGAGGCCCGCAACCTAATCTCCAACGGGTGGGCACTCGAGGTCCCGCTCAACACTATTCGCATCGCAACCGTTTCGACCGAAGAGGTTGAGACCACCACCGTCAAGAAGACCCGGACACGATCAAAGAGGAGCTGAGATGGCGATCACCAACGGCTATGTTACACTCGCCGAGGCGAAGCGGCTTCTTGATATCTCCGACGCGATCGACGATGGTCAGCTCGAGAGAGTTATCGAGGCGAGCTCGCGCCTGATCGATGAGTATACCGGCCGACGCTTCTTTCAGTCGCTTGAGACCCGCATCTATACCACTAACAACGGCGGCGAACTCAAGCTTGACGACCTTGCCTCTCTGACCGATCTGCTGACCGACGATAATGAGGATGGCACGGCGGAGGTCACCTGGGTCAGCGCAGACTACGCGCTCACTCCCGCCAACGCCGCAGCGGATGGGCGACCCTACACATCTATCTTTATCACGCCGTGGGGCTCGCGCGAGTTCCCGACGACGCTGAACGGGGTTGAGGTGACCGGCAACTTCGGCTGGCCGACCGTTCCGGAGCCAGTCCGCCAGGCGTGCCTAATCCAGGTCGGCACGATCTACCGCTCAAAAGAGGCTCCGTTTGGAGTGATCGGCAATGCTGAGACCGGGATTGTCCGATTGAGCGCGCGACTTCACCCGGAGGCGCAGCTACTTCTTGACCCATACCGTCGCCGACTTGGACTGGCCTGGTGATGAACGACCTACTTATCGCCCAGCGCCTCGCAGCGGCGATCCAGCTTGCCGCCACGGTTGAGGGCGAAGACCCGATCCGATCGGCCTACGCGACGCCTCCCGACAGCCTTGGCCCAGTGCCAGCGCTCTGCGTCTTCCCCGGCTCTGACGCGATCACCTACGGAGCCGCTAACCGCGTCACCGAGCTTCGCTATACTTGTCGGATCTACCTCCGGGTTCCCGGGGATCTAGGTCGAAGGACCGCGACGCTACTGAAGTGGCGAACGGCACTCCGGAACTCGGTTCTTTCGGACTGGTCCCTTGGCGGGGCCTGCGACGTGGCCAAGGTAACGGAGACTAGAGTACTAGACGACGAATATGCCGGTGAACAATATATTGCGGTCGAGGCGGATGTCGCCGTCACCCGCGCAGAGCACGTCAGCGTTGACTGATTGAGGAGATAAGACATGGCAAAGGGCACGACTCTCTACACGAAGGTCAATCTACGATCAGAGTCCACGTACGGCACTGGAACAGAGGGAGAAGTTCAGGCCAACTCCCGCCGGATGGCCGTAGGACCAACCGGCATTATTGCCTTCGGCGAAGAGTGGGATCTTGGATCCGATCGAACGATCGGTATCCGCAACCCGGTCGTTCAGGGATATCAGACCCTCACCGCCAAAAATCCAACCATCTCGCTAGAGTCTCCAGCCGTTCCGACGGACGAGCTTCCCTACTACCTCTCGATGCTCCAGGAGGCCACAAGCTCCGATGTCGATGGCCTTGCAAAAACTTGGGTCTACGATCTAGGCGGAGAAGTTACCGTCGAGCCACCGACCTCAATGGCGGCGATCATCTCTGACGGCAACGACAACTTCCTTGTCAACGGGATCGCGCTGACCAGCCTTGAGCTATCAGCCCAATCTTCTGGGACCACCTCGCTCAGTGCTTCTGGCTTTGCCAAGAGCATCTCGAACGATGGAGTTGGTCCGGCGACCGTCGGGTTCCCAACCCTTAGCCCGCGAGCGATGGCCGGCCGTGTCTGGCAGGCAAAGCTTTGGGCGGCATTCCCGTACTCTGTTCCAGAGACTACCGGGACGGCATTCGAGCACCTATATGATTGGAGCCTGAGCCTCACATCGGGCAATGCTCCGATCGCCGCACAGATTGGCAACGTTACCAACGCCGGGATTAATCCCTATGGCGCCGCGTTCTCCGGAACGCTCTCGATGACGGTGGCCAGCACTCCCGATACAACCTCAGCGCTCCTTGATGAGCGAGGAGCCAACGTCTTTGTTGAGCTCGCCTGGGCAGATGCCGGCAGCCCGGCACACGCGGTCAATATTTATGCGGCCGGGATTATCTCTAGCGTTGAGCCGCTTTCCGGCGATCAGGACGGCATTACCACTCACGCAGTGGAGATCACGCTAGCCTATGATCCAGAAACGGAACAAACAGTTCAGGTGTCGGTCACCAATGAAATGTCAGATCTCATCGGTACACCGTACATCGATTAATCAAAGAGCCAAAAAGAAGGGGGAAGCACATGACCGAGAAGATTAAACCAGCGGCCCGTCGAGCCGCCAAGTCAATCCGAGTCGAGCTCGAAGGAGATTTTGCAGGATGGTACGCAGAGTGCCGTTCGGCGAAAGATCTACCGGCTCGCATCTACGGAGAACTTGCAGCAGTTGCTGAGGCTGACGCCCAGGCAATCGTCAAGTTGGCCGAAGTGCTTGACAAGATTGTGACCAGTCACAACTTGCCAAACGCCGAAACCGGTGCGCTAGCCGAGTCGATGCTCGACGTTACTCCCGATGCGCTAGCGGCATTGAGCGAGGCGTGGTCCCGCGCGGCCTTTGCCTCGGACCCCAGCTAACCGCCTCGGCCTATCGCCTTGGCCTGGGTGACCAGGTCCAGCCGCCGGCGGCTCTTGCATTCTACCTCGTGGCGAAGGAGTTTGGGATCCCACCGTGGGATGTCGCCGAAGCGCCGCTCGCCGACGTTTTGGAGGCGCTTGAGATCATGGGGGCTATTCGAAAAGGCGAAGCCGCCCAGGCACGAAGGAGCAATCGATGAGCGCAGGAACCTACAACATACTGATTGAACAGGGCGCGACCTGGAGCCGCGTCTTCACCTACAAAGATAGCGCCGGCGATCCGGTCGACCTGACCGGCTACACCGCACGCCTTGTCGCGGTGACCTCGTTTGGCGGGGATCTGATTGTGGAGGCAACTGTCGGAAACGGCCGAGTTGCAATCGGAGACGACGCCGGCACCGTTACCATTACCATTGCGGCCGAAGATACCGCCGATCTTGAGGCCCCAGCCGAGGGCGTCTACGATCTTGAGATCGAAGCCGGCGGCGGCGGAGCGGTCACCCGACTTCTTCAGGGGCGAGTCACCGTCAGCCCAGAGGCGGCCGCTGCGGAGGAGGCATGAGCCCCCTCGCTCAACTTGTTATCGATGAGCAGCCGGCCAATACTGTCGTTGTGCAGGGAGAGGCCGTCTCGGTTTCTACCGTAGAGACCGCAGTCTCAGTCGAGTACGGGCTCTTCGGCCCGCAGGGTATCCAGGGAGAGCAGGGCGATCCAGGCCCACAAGGCGATCCCGGTATTCAGGGCGATCCCGGCCCGCAGGGCGACCCCGGTATTCAAGGCGACCCCGGTATTCAAGGCGACCCCGGTATTCAAGGCGACCCCGGTATTCAAGGCGACCCCGGTATTCAAGGCGACCCCGGTATTCAAGGCGACCCCGGTATTCAAGGTGACCCCGGCCCGCAGGGTGATCCCGGCGCTCCGGGTGCGGACGCCCTATGGAACTTTACCGGTGCCTACTCCGGCGGCGCCGAATATGCTATCGGCGATGTTGCTACCTACGATGGCGGCACCTGGTACCGCATCGACGCGCACGGCGGGACAGTTGGCGACACACCGTCCGAGGGTGCCTATTGGACAGAGCTTGCGGCAAAGGGCGACCAGGGCGATCCTGGCGATCCGGCACTGGTCATTTTGCGCGGCGATATCGGTGACATACCAGCGGCGTCAACCGAGGCGCGCCTCTACTTTTCTCAGGATGAGGGGAAGATTTATCGCGACAACGGCGCCAGCTGGGATGAGGTCACGCCCACGGTTGCTGGGATTGGCGCGGTAGGATACGAAGACTTCTTGTTCCAAAAAGCGGCCATCTACAATGCACTCTTTGGAAGAGCAGAAGTTAACAGCGATCTAGGCGCGGCGATTGTTGACACCGAGACAACCACGGTTACTCGAGATTTTAGCACCGATCCGAGCGATTGGACAACACTGGCGTCGTTCGCCGGAGTAACCACCTGGCCGGACCCAACCGTTTTAATGAACGTCCTCGCTGATTTTACAAGAAGCGACGACGGAACAGCAGAGCTTGAGTTCCGCCTTTTGGTCGATAGCGTTGCCTCGGACAGCACAACCGCCGACATTGTAGAGGTATACCGCCCTATCGCTTTCTCCTTCTGGGAGCCGATTATCGAGGATGGCGGATCTGATATTGATTTGCAGTGGCGCCGCGCCGCTGGTGGCAGCTTTGCCGGCACAGTTTCGTCTAACTACCGACGGATCGAGATTTACACGGGCTATCGACCGGTGTATGGGGACGACGCCCGCCTGACCGACGACCGCACCCCGACCGCCCACGCCGCCAGCCACCAGGATGCGGGGAGCGACGAGCTTGAGCTAGCCCCGGCCCAGATTACCGGCACCGCCGTGGTGCGCAGCGATACCGTTGGCCTTAGCGCGATCTTTGATGGTGGCACCTCGGTGATTGCCGCCGGTTCCGATCTCTACCTCGAAGTGCCGTTCGCCGCTACGATCACCGGGGCGAAGATCCTTGGCGATGCTTCGACCACCAGCGTCGTCGATGTTCAGTCGGCCACTTTTGGCGGGTCCTTTGCGACGATTTGCGGCGGGACAAAGCCGAGCCTCTCGGCGGCGACCACCTCGACCACAACAATCACTGGTTGGACCACCAGCGTCGCGGCCGGTAGCTGGCTCAAGCTTGTGGTTGACTCAAACAGCGCGGCCAAGCGACTTGTTGTCGCCCTCACCTTCACGCGAGTATAAGGAGCAGTCATGACGATGCTATTTGTTGACGGGTGCCAGTACAACGCCGCACTGACAGAAAAATGGACCGCGGTCACTAGTACCAGCTACTCAGTCACAACGGCTCGAACTGGAAACCGATCAATCCGCCTTGGCGGCGCCTCTGTTGCCGGCGTGCTTACTAAAACATTCGGCTCGTCCTACGGCACGCTTTCCGTTGCGCTAGGTGGTTACATTGGCGCTACGGGTTTGGGTAGAGTGCAGCTCCTAGATAGTGCCGGGGCAATCCAAATGACCGTCAATATTGCGAGCGGCGGAACTATCTCGGT